TCAGGCTGCACTTACCCTAGCTGTAGCCAAGGGTATCCATAACCTTGACATCAGTCTGATCATAGCCCCTGTCATACACAAGTTCATAGCCTCAACAGCGGAAGAAGCTGGTGTTGAATACTTAGATGATTTTAAGAATACAGAGACAACAGAAAAAGAAGAGAAAGATAAGGTCGGTATCCTACTTGATAAAGCTCTTTCTGAGACACCCATCGAAGAGAGGGATGAGGGCTACGAAATGCTTGGTGAGTTTGCTGAGGCAGTACCTGACATTGATGTTGCTCAGGAGACTGAAGGCGAAATATCACCAGATGTTTCTGACGTAGCCGATGCACTGACTGAGGAAGCGCCTAAAAGTAAATCCCGTGGCTTAATGGCGAGAGGATAAAGACATGTCATTCAAGAAAATAATGATAGCTGGCAGTCTTGCTAAAGCACACAACGATCAAGTCGCAGAGAAGAAGGCTAAGGTTGCGGAGATCAATGCTGTAAAGCGTGAGTACTTATTTAAGACTGGTCTGAAAAATATTCAGGATCGTAGGGAGTCCCTTAAGGCTTCAAGGGCAAGGGTTTCCCAAGCTAAAAGGTTTGGCTTCTCAACTAAGTCTGCAAGAGCACTTGAGATGGCTGGTCAATTAGAGTTTGAAATAGACAAGGTAGCTACCTTAACAAAGAATGGTAAGCTGTCAGAGAACTATGTAGAAACTTTATCAGCATTTCTGGACAAAAAGGTAGAAGGGGACGAGGCTCTTGCTGCTGCAGTCTCAAGGGGTTTGCAAGGTGAAAGCTTCAAGACAGAAGAGGACATGTCCTTGGGTCTTATTAATGCAATGGGCGACCTCAATGAACTCCAAGAACAGTTCTTAAAAACTACTGAGCCCTCTGGGAGGGCAGGTCTACCAGCCTTTAAGTACAGCTCCACTAAGGGGCCACGTATTGAACTATCGGATCGGAAGTCTATCCAAGCACAGCTGGCCTCATCTCTCAGTACAATGTACGATGCTAGCTTCTCCACTAACAACGTAGGTGATGTTGTGTTCAGCCAGGACGCCGCACCAGATGTTCAAATACTTTTTAATAACCTTACTGAAAAGACGGTAGAGTTAGCAGAAGATCCTACAAACAGTTTCAGCCCAGTGTCTGCTCTAAGTACGGTTATTAATAGCATTGAAAACAGTGCTAACGTACCTGCAGTCACTGTTCTTGAAAAGATAGACGAGGCAATTACCACACCCAACTTTAACTGGGAACCTTTCAAAGCCCCCACAGGTACTGGTACAGGTACTGGTACAGGTACTGGTACAGGTTCTCCGACAGAGGATATTGGGTAATGAGTTACGTAGAGCAAGCTGAGGGAAAGTATTTTAACGAGTTGTTGGAGCAGGAAGAGTTTCAGGAAGACCTTAAGTCTTTTTTCTCTGGAGGTAGGTACAACTACACACCTGAACAGCTGGAGGACACTGACCAACTTGCAGACGACTTTGCACAGCACATGAGATGGCAGTCTATGAACGAGGCTACGGCTGTCTTTGATTTGTTGTATGTACAAAAGTCGGAAGAGGAAGCCCCGAAGTCGGGAAAGCTTGCCTTCGGTAAACTAATGCAGGCCTACGATGTATCAGAGGGTGGAGGTACTGGCGGTTTTGAAACAGCTTGGGACTACGCATCTTCTTTTATCGCCTCCCCTTCAACTGCTGTAACTGCAGCTACATTTGGTTTTGGTGTCGGGTCTAAGATTGCCGCTAAGGCTACTGCTAAAGCCAGTCAAATGGCTGTTAGGTCATATGCTAACAAGCTTCTTGCCGAAGGGCTGTCCAAGCAAGCTGTTAAGGAGACAGTTAAGAAGGGTGTGACTAAGGAAGGCCTCAAGGCTGCAGGCATTTCTTTTGCTGGGGAAGCTGCTGTAGGGGGTGTAGCTTCTTACGGTAGGGGTGAGACAAGAGAAGCTGTTATTGAAGGATACAACTACACCGTTGGTGACTTGGCTATCGACGCTACAATAGATGGTACTATAGGTGCGGTTGTTGGTGGGTTCGGTGGTGCTTGGACACAGTCATCCAGAAATAAAGCTGCTGACATTCTAGTTGATCAAGCCAAGAAGGCTAGTGATACCGCTAAAGCAAATGCAAAAGCAGCTATGGATTCAATAACCTCTAGTGGTCTTTCAGATGAACAGATCAACGACACTATGAGTGATATTGTGGACCTAGCTCAGATGTTCCGTGCAAGAGAAACAGGTAAGACACTGGACCCTTTGAGCAAAGACGCAGTTAAAGAAGGTGAGATGATCTTCAGCCGTATGCTAGACGAAAGAGCTAACGAGTTGATCGCCCCTGGTCTAGACATGAACACAGTCAGAGGTATTGCTGCGGCTAGTCTGAAGTTAAAAGAGACCCTGAAGCTAAGACCTGGGGAGCGTGTCAGTTCTGCAGTAGCTAGAGGCATCTCTGATGGATCTATACAGGCAGAACAACTGACAAACATTCGTAGAGAGTTTAATCTTTCCTCTGAAGAAATGTCTTACCTTTGGTTAGCAGAGTTGTCTAAGGCTGGTAAAGTTCTTGCCGAAGGTTCTAAACTTAAGAAGGCTATGACCCAAGAGCTAGACATCCTAGCAAGTAAGGGTGCTTCTGTCTTCACAGGGAACGAGGCTACAGAAATATTTAGTAGGTTGGAGAGGGGTGGTGGTTACAGCTTCTTCCAAAACTTAGACCAAACTAGAATTGCTTTCATGACCTCTCAAGTAGGCACTACAGCTGCAAACGTTGCAACGGGTGGTTACAATGTCGTAGCTGACATGTCCGACTCTTTCTGGAAGGATGTCCTGAACAGTACTGTAGGTACTAAGATGCCAGACGGTTCAGTGCAGAGAGGGTGGACTGGCGGTACCCTTTCAGTTTTAAAAAGCTTCACAGTCAATAGAAAAGAGTCAGAAGTCCTTGGGTCTATGCTCCTTGAGGATGCCCCTCTTAAGTTCACTGAGTTATTCTATGAGACGCAGAGGGTGGGTGACCTAACTAAATCAGACAGCTTTCTAAATAGATCCGCTAGGTTTGTGAACACACTTAACATGGCAACCGATGCTGTCTTCAAGCAGGGTTCTTTCTATGGGGCATTTGACAGGAGGCTGAGGGAGCTGAATGATCCAAACCTAGGAACAAACTTTTCTGATTACCTATCAAAGCATACTGACCTTGAGGCTGCTAGGTCTGCGGGTGTGGTAGACTACGCAACGGACTACGCTAAACGTTTTACATTTCAACGTGGGTACGAAGGAGATAAGTCTCTATTTGGCAGGGGTGCTGTTGGACTCCAGCAGGCTCACAAGAAGTTTCCGTTTGTTATTTCTGGCGGTCTAGGCATTCCTTTCCCTAGGTATGTAGCAAACCACTTGGAGTATATAAACGACTACACACCCATAGGTGTCCTGACTGGTGGTCTAGATCAACTGGAGAAGGCTCTATATAAACAGGACGCTAAGTCATTAACTCTTGTAGGTGACCAGTTTAAGACAGGTAAAGATAGAGTAGCCAGACAAATGACAGGGGCTATGATTACTATAGGTGGTGTCGCAATCGCTGCTCAAAAGAATGGTGAAATAGACTACGACAAGATTGTCACAGCTACTGGCGCTGAGGTGGACGTAGGTCGAACAGCTGGTCCTTGGGCGGCAAACCTTTTAATAGGTGACCTAATCTGGCGGTCTGGATGGCTTGGTAACGAACCACTACCAATCAGCGGCGAGGCATTTGCTAAGAACGCCAGCGAAGTGTTAGCGGGTATGGGAGACTTAGGCTTTGACATAGGTCTTGTAGGTGACCTTACGGAGTCTATCAAGGATGGTGAGTTTAATGAAGCTGCCCTCAAGGGACTAGGTAACATTGTGGCTACCTTTACGTACCCTCAAACTATGGCAAGAGATGTCGCAGCACAGTTGTCTGACTTCGCAAGAGGCAACCCTTACGTGAGGGATGTTAAAGGTGAAAGTCTTGCGGAGTCTTCAGGAATGCTGAATGTTCCTGGAAGAGACACTGTCGGTGTGTCACTGTACGGTGAAAGAAACTTCCTAGAACAGACAAGTGCAAAGAGTATCCTCAGGAATCAGGCCTTACGTTTTGTAATGGATATGAAGGGTGTAGCCCTTACTCAAACACGCAGGGACTCTGACGGTGAAGACCTAAAGCTTTACTCGCCGTTTAACCCAACACCTGTAGGTGGGTACAACCCCATAACAAGGCAGCTTGGCTTTACCCAAGAACCCCCTAGTACCGACATACAAAAGGAGATGACACTCCTTGGACTTGAGGAGTACAAACTGTACGGGAATACTAAGACAAAGAATGCTACTCTCGACTACACAGTTAGAAAACTTCTAGCCAGAGGTATGCCCGGTGTCCCCACTATGGCAGAAGAGTTTAAATCTTGGAAGGCAAACTGGCAGTTGAACAACAGGACAGAGTACGCTGGTAGGACATACGATGAGTTGGGTGACGACTACACACTGAAGAAGATGGCGCTACAGGACTTTGTAAACCATAGGATATCAAATGCACAAGACCTTATGACAGATGCATTTGAGACTATGCTTGAATCAAACACAGGCAGAAAAAGGGCTGCAGGTTTCCTACGAAACCAGTACGTACTGACTGAGAAATTACTTGAGTCAAGTAGTGGTAGAAACTTTGATGAACTAGTGTCCCTGATGACTCAAGACGAGGACGTAAAGTACAAATCCGCAAGAGACTACCTAGGTGATTCGTCAAGCATTGAAGAAGAGCTAGCCCGTAGGAGAAGGGTAATCAGGTACGCAGAGGATAACTACGACTTTGACAAGGCTATCTTCCCTCAACAGTTCCTAGGATCTGAGGAGACGGACTAAAAGAAAGAACCCCCAGTTACTAGCTGGGGGTTTAGTTTGAAGTATCATTTCTTATCGTTGGCCTCAAGCATCAAGTCTCGATACCTGTAAGCTTCTTCTACAATCTCGTCAGACCGTAGAAACTTACCAGATGCAATCAAACCAGACAGAGCACATCCAGCAAAGTAATCCCCAGTCTGGACTTGCCCAGGGGGAATAACGTTTACTTCTTTAGTGAGGTAGAACTCTTGGGCTTCTTGCTCAAGGGTTTTCTTTTTGGGTGGCCTACCTCTGGGCCTCTTTGAGTTAGTAGCTGTCATGGGCTTCACTATATACTCTCTTTCATAAAGACCTTTACCCACTGTGCACAGATGTCAGATCTTACAATATCGTCTACACCAAACTCAACTACTGGTACAGGAAGCATGTACTTCTTAGCTAAGTGTATTACTTTGGACAGACCATCAGCCTCCTTGAGGTCAGACTGCTGAGCGTCACCATTGAGGACAATAGTACTACCTTCCCCTACCCTAGTCAATAGCATTTTTAGTTCGTGAGTGGTAATGTTCTGAGACTCGTCTACGATAATGAATGAGTTGTCAAAGCTTCTACCTCTCATTAAAGCTAGAGGTGCCATCTCAATGTTTCCATTCTTAATGCCTGTCTCAACGGCACCCTTACCTAGGTGTTTAATAAGGACATCAAGAACTGGCAGTGCCCAAGGGTATGTCTTCTCCTCAAGTGTTCCTGGTAGGTAACCCATGTCCTTGCCTACAGCTACATGTGGTCTGGTGATTACGATCTTGTCAATCTCTTTTAGGGTGTACAGGTCAGCTGCAAAGGTGGCGGCGATGTAGGTCTTACCCGTTCCAGCTGGCCCTAAGATAAAGACTTGTTTGTTCTCCCTCAGAGAATCAATGAGAAGCTTTTGATTGGTGGTCCTAGGTAGTAAACCAGACGTTGTCTTATTAGCTGCATTTTTATAGTTGGTCTTACGTCTTGTCTTCTTTGGCTTCTCTGGAAAGTCTTCCATTAACGTTGTTCCTTTTCCAGTAGTTCTTTTAGCTGAGTGTAACCGCCGATGTAATTACCACTAGGTGAAAAGATCTGAGGCACTGTAGTAAGACTGGCCCTCTTGATTAAGGTCAAGACCCACCTCGAGCTTTGGGAATGCACGTTGTATTCTGTGTAAGGGTAGCCCCTTCCTTTTAGTAATGCCTTAGCTGAGTCACAGAAGTTACATTGTTCTCTGGTGATGATAGTGTACATAAGTTCTCCTTAAGGTAGTAAGCAGTTTAGACACTTGCTTAGGTGAGTTGGTTACACTAGGTCTACGATCTCGCAGCTATCCCCAGTACAGGCTAAGGTCTGACTACCTGCTGTGTTATCCTCGCTCTCATACTCCGATAGCTTAGACCAGTCGATAGACTTAGGCATCACACTTAGTAGTTCTTTATAGGCTTTCTTGTCGCACTCTTGATAAGGAGCCTGTTGGTACGTGTGTTCGTCGTAAGGTAGGAATGACACACCTGACATCTCGTCAAAGTTCTTGTACACAAATGCACCTACTTCAAACCATTCGTCATTCTTTACGTTGATAGTAACGCTAGGCTTATGCTCTGACCATGACCTTTGATAAGCCAGCCACATCTCCAGCTGGTCAATGGCAGGCATGTCGGCAGTGCACACAGCACCAGACGGAGCCTTCATAGGAAAGCTAAACACGGTTGTCTGATCTGGTTTAAATGCCTCAGGCTCATGTGGAATACCTTGGTCCTTCATGAACTGTGTTAGAGGATCTTTGTTGTCACCACGTACAGTACGAATGTAATAGGGTGAGTGACGAGCATGAATACCAGAGGCGGAATCAACCAGCTGTGATACCGTACCGGAAGGTTTAACACATGTGATAGCAGCAGAGACAGGCAGACCAAGGCGTTCAGCCCACTCAGCATTAGTAGAAACGGCGATAGACTTAAGATGCTCAAGTGTTTTCTCCAGTCCTTTATTCTTGAGGGTCATTAGGGGGTTGTCCATAATGCCTGTCAGTGACACACCAAGTAGACGCTCCTCCTCAGTGTTCTTCTGCCAGATCTTACGGAGGTACGGGAACTTAGTAAAGCTAGACTGGATCGTACCCAGTATCGTAGCAAGACGTACCTTCTCAGACAAGGTCTCTAGGGTATCAGTCGCACGTACAACAACTTCCGTTAAGTTACAAAACTGATTGGGCCTTAAAATTATTTCAGAACAAGGGTTTGTGCCGAATTCATGGTTAGAGTCACGGCGTCCGTTCTTGGCTGCTTGGTTCTTAGAGGCTTGCCTATTGAAGATACCACGCTCACCGGACCCTGACTCAACGAGTGACATCCACTCCCTCATAAAAGACACACTGTCTGGTTTCTCAGTGTAGGATACAGAGTTGTTTGCTAGTGCACGTTGCGGGTTAGTCTTCCACCACTCACCAGACTTAGCGTGACGCATACGGTCATCACTCAGGTTGGACAGGGAGATCATAGCACTACGGCGTACACCACCTACTACAACCACCTCGCCAATCTTACACATAACATCATGACACTCAACGGAAGAAAGCTTACGGCCCTGAGCATCCTTGAATGTTTTGATAGTGAAGTTAAACAAATCAACCAAGGGTGCTGGACCTGACGCCCGACCACCAAAGGTCTTCAAGGGTGCACCAGCTGGCCGTACCTTTGACACATCCCAAGTAGGGATCTCACCACTGTATAGGAGTGCAATCAATTGACGGAAAGACTTAGCCCACCCCTCCTTACTATCCTTGACGACGATGTTGGTTTCACTGTCGAAGAGTTGAGGCACCTCTGGAAGCTTGCTGACGAACTGCCGCTCTACACTAAAGCCGACTCCAGTACCACAGAGCAGGATGAACATAGCCTCGTCGAATGACTTGAGGTCATCAACGGGTAGGTAGCTGCAGTTGTACATACAGGTGTTATCACGCTCAGCTGCTGGACCTGCAGTCATAAGACCACGCATAGATGGCATAATCTCTAGGCCAAGAATAGCTTGTTCAAGTTTGTACTTAGTGCTGGGGTCTACCAGATCACGAATTATATTGACAGAGAAGCGGGTTACTGTGTCATCCCAAGACTCACGGCCTGAACCATCATAGTACTTAGCGTACCGTGACTTGTGGATAAATGATTGGTAGTCGGTGGGTAATTGGTTACTCATTGTGTGATGTGTCCTTTAAATTAAGTATGTTAAGTTAGGTGCCCTGTAGTTTGGTCCCTTAAGAACCTTTCCATCAGACCTAAAGATTGGCTTATCGTCATCGTCTAGCTTGGACATGTTACTATCGTGTACTAAAAGAAATGCATCGTACACTGTATTGTGTCCGTAGAAACCTTCAGCAGATTCTATTGCCTTATCGGCACTCTCAAGCAGATTGTTTATATCCTCCAGCTCCTCGTCAGAGATCAATAGGTCCAAGTAGTTTTGGGATACTAATCGGAATCCTTCTAGGACATACATCAAGTCTGCTGCCTCTTTGAGGTGATCTACTGTTCCAGCCTTCTCAGCTTCGAGCTCCTTGTACTCTTCTTTAATAAGGTTAACCCATAGCCTGGGGTCAAGGGAAGCCTTAAAGATTAAGATGAACTCCTCTAAGCACTCCTCTGGTGTCGGTGGTAAAAAAGCTTCAATGTCTTCTTGGGTTATCATACTTCATTTCCTTACTGATCATATGTACTTACATCACAAAGGACAACCTCGATGTCATCCGTATCGTATACCAAGTCCTGCAGTAACTCGTCTATTACTCTGCAGTTTTCTCCGTAGTCAACCTCTAAGAAGTTAGCTTCTGGGTCAACGTCTAGAATTAGTCTAGCTTCAAATCGCATTGACAGAACCCCTAGTTATATCGGTTACGTGTCTCAGGTCAACCATATTCTTTTCTCAACCTATCAAGAGATACAAACTCTGGTTCGTAGACACCGTTGGCTATCTCCCTTTTAATGACGCAACCTTTCCACCACTCTAGATTAGATTGTCCAGCCCAGCCTTCTGCTCCGCCTTTGAAGCACCCTGCGACCAAGCCGATAATCGAGTTAGGGTGAGCAGAGTCCTTGAAATAGATAGAACGCTTGTGACTATGACCACAAGTAGAAGAATGGTTTCTACTTTGGAGTAGTCCGTAACCATGGTGAATGCCAGACATAGCTGACCCAAAGTTACCACTAGAAAAGAAGTGAGCGTATGAGACACCATCGTAGTCAGCGATTGCTGGTGCCGAGTTTTGGTATTCGTGGTACTCGTCAAACCAGTGGTCCGTTTGAAGATGCCCGAAGGATATCCCGTATTTGTCTCCCTTAAGTCTTGGGTCATGAGCGATAGCTTTCTTAATTCTATTTTCGTGGTTACCTTCAAACCCAATCCAGAAGGGTTTCTTGTATTTCCTTATACTGGGTTTCTTTCTTAAGCGTTCCATTGCATCGTTGTAATGCTCAATGTCCTGACCATAGTTCTGTGACACGATGGCCTCAGGGTACCTAGTGTCAAAACTATTTAGTGACTTCATGTCTGCACCGTCACCAAGGTCGATAACATAGCTAGGGTTAATGTCGTAGATCAGTTCACCTAGTAGATCAAACCTATCATTAGGTATGTTTGGATCTGTATGTGCACAACTGAATACGACTGCTGTTTTATTCGACATACTCTAAAACCTTCCTAGTCATCTTGTTCATGTGATCTTGTTCGGTGTTACCTAACTCATCAATTAAGAATGGACCTGTCTTATGCAGCCTATTTACATCGTCCATAGCATCTTTCATTGACGTGTAGTAGTACTCCTCTTCAAACTGTTCATTAGTTGAGCAGTGTCTCGCCAAACACAGGTTCCATATATGCCCATCCTCGTCGTCGTAAGGGCCACGTATAACTTGGAGTATCTCTACTCTGCCTCTAAAGGGTTCAGTCATCTTTGATTTCCTCTAACCATTCGTCTGGTATTAGTTTGTCTGCGTACTTGAAGCCGTTCTTCTTACACCAGTCACCGTAAGAACTCTTCGCACCTTTGTATAACTTCTGATTGCTGTTACTAAAGACGAACCTTATGTCTAAGTCTGGGTACTGATCTTTTATTTCCTTGTGTTTGCGTCTGTCATTTGAAACAAACCGTCCTTTGGTTTCTATTATGATGCCGTTAGCTAGTACAAAGTCGGGAGTGTAGGTTCTGTACTTCATGTCTAGCCAACGTATCTTCTCCTTCTCATATGTAAACTCTACATTCTTAGTGCGAAGGAACTCCGCAGTGTCCTCTTCCAAACCGGAACGATAACCTGCCTGTAAGGCTCTCCGCCTAGTTTTGTTGTAGCGCACCGCTATACTCCAAGTCTTCTGCAACCATTGGTTTCTTTACTACCTTAGTTAAGAACAGGGGCTTGTCGCTGTAGATAAACTTGCGAAGCTCAGGGTAGCATTCTTTCTTGAAGTCACAGTAGGAGCAGGCCACGCTAAGCTTCTGGTTCCCCTTTGGATTCTTAGGGGACTGAGGCACAGGTTTGAAGGCTCTATCAGGTGGCTCCTGCTGAGATACCATAGACTTTAGGTGAGCTACCTCTTTCTCTTTGTCCTTCATCTCCTCCGTGAAGTCATAAACATCCAAGCAAATATTTCCATTAACTTTATCTATAACTAGAAATGCGCCTTGGGTTTTGTTTGTGACGAGGGGGTCATCCTTCGCTGCGTAAACGTAAGAGGACAGCTGTGAGATGTAACCGAATGGATCGTCATCACGCAGGTTGCCGTCCTTGAACTTCTTAAATGCATAAGGTGAAGCTGACTTAACGTCTACCGTCATACCGTCTATGACAGCGTCTCTGTGTCCCTTAATACCGTGAACGTCCATACGATCTTGCATACCAGTAACACTGTGGCCTGAGACAGCTGCTATCGTAAGTACTAACTCCTCGATGATGTCGCCATAAAAGAACTTGAGAAGTGTTGATGCGTTAAGAGGCTCAGCTAAGTTTGTTTTGTTGATCTTGTACCACAACTTCCGCTCACACTGTGTGCCTAGGGCTGACAGAGATAGGTAACCCCGTGGCTCTTGTGGTTTAGCAAAGCGTTGCTCCGCCATAGTGGAGATGTTATTAGCCATGAAGTCGCCAAGAGCTTTGTCCCAACCGTTGTAGCCGAAGATTGTCTGCTCAATGTCACTTACTAAGGTGTCTATTGTTTTCATCTTATGTTCCTCTTAGGGTTGGTTGCCCCCACCCAACTAAGGGAAGGGGCTTTGGCACACACACACAGCAGAAAGAAAGTAAACCTAGAAAGGGATGGCGTCATCTTCGACAGCGACTGGTGCTGCCTTCTTAGGTTTAATGTCGGTCTTAGTCGTAAGGTTTGATAGGTCTCTGAAGGTAGAGGAGGGTCCACTATTACCGTCTGACTCAAACTCTACATGGTCAACTACTTGAACAGCCTCAAGGCGTGAACCTGTGCGTCCATTAGCATTGAAGAGGGATACGTTAACGAGACCAGTAGAACCGTTACCGATGTAACCGTCAGTCTCAAAGTCCCAAGGTTGTCCTTTAATGTTGGCAACCTTAGGTGCACCACCTTGCCACTCAAACTTACCCTTATGTGGGCGAGCAAAGGTAACTTTATTACCTCCGTCTACTGCGACTAAAGCCTTACCACAGCCAGACGCCTTGAACTTCTCAGTGTTCTCCTCGTCTAAGATAATAGTAACTTTGTACTCGCCCTCTTTTTCTTCATTCCAAGCAGCACGATCTCGATTGTGTTCAAATACTTTTGCCCACTCCAGTGTACCGAATAGTTCTAGGATTTGTGTTTTAGATTCGTTAGGCATGTTGTTATCCTCATTGAGTTTCATATTGATTCGTTTAGCATAGGACTTTAATGGGTGTCAAGCCAGTTTTTTCCTACATCATAAGATCCAGGGGTAGGTATTTTAAACCCCAGTTCTTTTCCTACCTCAAGCATACAGTCTGCTTGAAGCTTTCCTAGTTCTTCTGCTTCTTCCTTTGTTCCTATGACCTCTGTCTGGTACTCGTCATGAATGAAGCCAACAAGCTTAAAGTTTATACCTAGCTTCCTAGCCTCAGAAGTCCAGCGTAACAGTGTGTACTTCATTAAAATACTTTCAGCATTCTGCAGCATACCTGCAAGTGCCTTGTGTGTTGAAGGTACAAGTACCTTTCGACCATCGTACCCAGTGAAGTATCCCTGCTCACCCACTGCGGGTATCAGTTTGTTCTTCAGTTTAGATAGGCCGTCGATAGACTTAACGAAGTTATCTCTAGCCTCAACTGCCTTGGGCTGACTTACCTTAAGTATCTGAGCGGTCTTAGCTACACCCGCCCCTAGTAACCAAGCATAGATAAAAGTCTTTGCCATATCCCTAGTAGCATGGTCAAGTCCCAGTGCACGTTTGTTAACATTGTGGATGTCTGTCTCGTCCTCCTTCTTACCCTCCATGATAGCTCTAGCATACTGGTCAGCATCAAAGTATCTCCATAAGTAATCGGCAAGTACCCTCAACTGGATACCATCTGCGTCCGTGCCTACAAGGAATGATCCACTAGGCGTTGTCCAACAGGCACGAAGGTGTGAGTCATACTGTTTCTTCACCTCCTCAACAGCTGTCTTAGGTTCTCCGTGAAAGACTGAAGGTATGTTGGCAGTGTTAGGATTATTGTGAGAACACCTACCAGTCCAAGCACCTATGTTGTTGATGGTGCCATGTATCCTACCGTCAGCACCAACCTGACCTAACCACTCAACGAGTGAGCTTCTACGCCCCTCCAGTGTGAGCCATTTAGCTAAAGTCTTCGCCCCCTCAGGTGCATCCTCAGGCAGGGTGGTGAGATTATCCTCAGACACAGACCAACCATACCTCTCAAAGTGTTTCTTCTTCTCATTGTAGAACTCCTTAGACATTGAAGCTACAGTCTTACCGTAAGGGTCACCAACGGACATTCTGCTGAAGTCGTTAAACGTCTTGCTCTTATCAACTGGAGTCCATCCAGCATCCCACAGCGCATCAGCACGATCCTTAGATGACGAGGGCTTAAAGTGTACCCAATCATAGCAGAGCAAGTCATCACCCACACGATCAGTAAGAGCATAACGTTCCTTGGCTTTCTTGACTGTAGCCATCTCCTCCCCGTCTTCCTTTAGACGATACTTAATTGTGTTTACCAAGTTTAACTTAGGTGTGAAGTCTACCCGAAACTGATCCGTTAGCTCAGCAAGCTTAGTCTGAATAGAACTTAGAAGCATCTCTGCCTTAGGCTTATCAAATGCAAAGCCGTAGTACTTTGTTCTTACTAACTCAGTCTGCAGGTCATGCTCAGCCCTTAGAGACTTACTCCAATCAGGATTCCGAATAACACTAGAGAAGTGTTCGTACAAAGCATGTGAAACCTCGATGTCTTGATGCCAGTACTCAACCATTTCTTCACTGAATTTAGTCCAGTCATTATGCTCTCCTTTGTATTCACCTAGGCGGATACCCCAAGCCTGCAGGCTGTGACGTTGCTTAGCACCTTTGGGTATCCTTATGTCGTAGTCAACCATTCGACTTACGATCAGAGTGTCTATGATTTTCTTTGGGTCGATCAGCCTTGGTTTAAGTAAACTGTTAAGCTGCACAGCGTCAAAGGAAAGGAAGTTGTGACCAATGATTAGGTCAGCAGACTCGTACCACTTGACTGCCTCAGCCTTAGCAACAGGATCTTCATGACAGTTATCAAAGCGGGTAACCTCACCTGTCTTAATGTCCTGACCACCACAGATCCAAAGCTTTTGGCAGTTGTTGAGACCTTCTGTTTCTATGTCACTGACTACGACTCTCATACGTTGAATGAAACCTCCTCTAGTAGTGTTGTGTCGGGATCATAGTAGACGGACCCTGCATTACCTAACTTAGCGAATGGTCTGTTCTTGTCAACAATAAAGTAAGTAGTGTTTCTTTCTGACTCGTCCTCTGCTTCAGTGTCACGGTTGAGTTTGATACACATGATAGCTTCTTCCTCAAGGGAGGCAGCATACTTGGTACGACCATCGTCATTAACCTGAGAGATAAAGACCACACCTATATTCAGTTCCTTAGCAAGCTGAGCCATACGTGCACCCAAGGTTGTAAGAGTACTGGTTGCACCCTCCACCCCTGCATTTGACAGGTAGGCTAGGCGTTGGACATGGTCTATGAAAATAAAACTAGCGCCGTAAACCGTAGCAGCCAGTCGAACATAATCAAGAAGCTTCATTGGGTCATCGTGAGCTTGCATCTCAAAGATAATGGTTTGATCATCTCGTGCAGCTATCTTAGCAGACAAGACCACATCGTCCTCACTAACGCCATTCTCTGCAGCGTCTTCCTTTGTACGAACATTACAACCTAGCTCATACGTAGCCATGGCACGGTACGTTGTAGACTTCATCTCCTCCATGTGAAGCAAGGCTATCTTAGCCTCTGACTTTAGGAGCCCTATCTCAAAGTACCTAATCAACTCAGTCTTACCTTGACCACGCAAAGCTTTAATGAAGGTGAGACCACCTTTCACTAACCCTCTGATCTTATCGTCTAGTGCAGTGTGACCAGTGGCTACGTACTCGTAGGGGTTCTCAGTCCTGATGGCTTTCTCTACCTCAACGTCACCCACAAAGAAGTTATCTGGTGAGAACCGTTGAGGCTTTATAGCAGCCCACTTCAGGTCGTCTTGATCACCAGCTTGGATGAAGTCGTTAGCATCCTTGTGTTTGGTCAGAGGTACATAGTAAAACTTCTCAGGGAATAACTCATAGAGCCTAGTCGCTGCGCCCTTACCTGCATCGTCCTGTTCACCAGCGTATACAATCTCTTGGAATGAGTTGAGGTAGTCAAAGTTACGCTTGATAAACTTATCAGACAGTGAGGCAGATGGTATCGACTTAACTGGGAAACTCTTACCTAGGGCTTGGTATAAAGATGCAGCATCAAACTCACCTTCTGTAAGGTAAAGACGTTTACTAGAGCCAGCGTTAAAGTCTGGGCCAAAGAGATCCTGCAAGGCACCCTTCTCCTCAGTCCAGAACTTCTTCTCCTCAAAGCCTCTGTACTTTACATTCGATGGGTACTTAAATGCGTACCTAACCTCGTCACCCTCACTGTCCAGTTGAAGCTGGATCTTAAAGAGTTTACAAACGTCAGGATCAATACCTCGTATGCCGTTGAATGTTGCTGAAGCTATCTGCCTTGTGTGTACTGGTGGTTTCATTGTGTTCACTGGATAAGCCTCCTCTGCCCAATCAGCAATCTCACTCCTAAAGTTAGGACGTGGGTATTTACCAGGCTTACCTGTCTTACTGTCGCACACGTGGCAAAAACCTGACTTAGTTACTGAGCTGTAGTAAAACCCATCTGAGCTACCGCAATCCACGTAGGGACACGCAACTCTTTCCACATCAAACTTCTTTTCTTCTGAGGCTATCATACCATGTCTCCTTCTGACCAGTCATCCCACTCGTCTTTGTTGTAAGCTTCGTCCAAGTCTCTCTCGAACTGTAAGTCATTCACATGACGTTGAACTATGAGAAGAACGTCTTCCTTTGACAGGTTATTCTCCTGCATGTAGTGGTCTAACTGTTGTGTGTCTGTGTTGTCCATCTCTCTATCCTCTTGGTACTATTTGAAAAAGACCTTCTGTCTGCTTTAGAGAAAGTATTATATCAAGAAGCTGTTGGTATGTCATGACAAGCATCTCGTACTTCTCTAAACTATCATCCCACTGTCGTATATACACAACACCTTCCTCCGCTATAATCATCTCAACGTCATTCATGTTCCCTGTTTCGTCAAGGCTTTGAATGATTGCTGCGTCCGGTTCAAACTCAACTGTAAACATACCGCCTCCTAGAATAAAACAAGGACAAGAAGAATGGATAGTAAGATATTCACTAGAGTTTCTCCTCCCCATTAAGTTGATTGATACGCATCTGCGAGTACCTGATAACTTTCTCCAAGTCAATGATCTCACTCTCAACCTGCGTCTTACCCTCGTACATCTTGTAGCCTGCACGGCTGGCGTACTTAACGATGTTGCCCCGCCAGAACTCAAAACCATTACGCATGATGTATGTGATGGGTTCAATGGCCCACCGTGCATAGTGTTTAGGTTCATTCACTATGTCTGATGTATGCTCTGCCAATACACTCTCCTTAAAGTCTTCACGTTCTTTTATTAGACGATTCCATTCACTCTTTATCATCGTCATCCTCCGT